ATCGTGAGTTATTCAAGCAATTTGATAGCTATCCGTGCTTTGACGCAACGTCTGGCCGGTCTCGAAGGTCGGCTCCTCTCTGAGGAGCTTACTGTACGAGAATACTTGATGCTTCATGACCTCATCTCTGAGGTTGAGAAGCTGAGAGTTTTACTCGATGAAAAGACTCTGGTACTGGAGGTCGATGATGGACCTGAAGGAAGCTACGGATCCCACCTCACGGTGGAAAACCGTAGCTCTAGTGCTTGCTGTCTCCCTGCTTGGAATTTTGATCCTAGCAGCTGGGATAGCGATAAGCCTAATGAGTCCTTTGACACTCGCGTGTCTTTGGTTAACTCGTTAGGGGAGCACTTCTGACCAATCAGAGGGCTAATAAAAAGAAAAATGCCCTCTTCGGAACTCTCAGCGCAATGCTGAGGGATTACAGGGCCCCTCCCGGGGTTCTGTTTTCAGTTGCCGTTGACTTGTTTGAGTCACTTGATACACCTGTCTCACTATCCTGTGAGATTTTACTCCGATATGGAGAGGTAGAACAGCTTGTCACCAAGACTGTTGATCCACGTGTCTATATAGACCCTTTTCGATTTAGGGACGACTATCAAGCCGTTTCCTATCTTAAAAAGGTCCCACTGAAAATCAGTGGTGTGGATCCTCAAAGTAAAGCGAAGGAGAAATTCTTCGCTTCGGAGGTTGCGTGTAAAGAGACCAATGCTAGGTTTAGAGCACTTTGTGCGGGTGTGAATAACACCACGCCTGCGGTGAAAGCGGTCCTTTCGGACGCTGCCGCAGAAATTCAAAGGATTTTAGGCTCTAGCGTTGACTCTCGTGAGTGGCTCGTGGCGTGTCGTTTTGGCCCCGGTGCATTTAACCACACCGAAGCAAGTGGACTCACGTCCATTTACGATAAGCTGCAAGTCCGTCCGTCCGTATCTCACGATATGGCGGAATTAGGGGCTCTGCTTGTGCAAAGCCAGCCTCCGTGGGCTAGGTCTGTGACCGATTGCGAGACTGAGGGCTTCTGGCCCCTGGTTAAGCAGTCGGATATGGATTTAGTTCCAGGCAACCGTATAGCGTTTGTGCCTAAAACCACCGTCACACACCGAACGATCGCGATCGAACCGCTGATGAATGTCTATGCCCAATTAGGGTTAGGCACCGTCATGCGGCGTAAATTGCGTCATAAGTGTGGATTGGACCTCAACGATCAAGTCCCTAATCAGGAACTTGCTAGAAAAGGTTCGATCGACGGCTCTCTTGCTACTATTGACCTTTCATCTGCGAGCGATACTGTTGCTCGCGAATTGGTTAGGTTCCTGTTACCAGAATCCTGGTATCAGGTGCTTGATCTGTGCCGATCAAAAGTCGGCAAGTTGGATGATCAGTGGTTAAGGTATGAGAAGTTCTCCTCTATGGGGAATGGTTTCACATTCGAGCTAGAGACTTTAATCTTTTTAAGTCTCGCACTCGCGTGTGTTCGTCGTTGTGGGCTCGACACCTCTGAGGTGCGAGTTTACGGCGATGATATCATTGTTCCAGTCGAAGCCTATCACTCACTCGTGGAGGTGCTGTCGTTTTGTGGGTTTAGTGTCAATGACACGAAGTCCTTTTACGACGGAAACTTCCGAGAGAGCTGCGGCAAAGACTATTTCAATGGGCATGAAGTTCGTCCGCTTTTTCAAAAAGAGA